AGAAAAAATAATGGGGGAACAATATAAACATCAAAAAATAATATCTCGATTTCTTTCATCAGTAACTCCATATGACCAGCTACTTTTGTTTCACGAGATGGAATTCCGCACATGAGAAAAAAAAAGAAGAACTATTTTTATATTTTGCATATAAAAATGGAATCAACAAATAACATTTTGTTAAAAATTATTGAAAAAACATCAGAACTCTATCCCGAAGATGTCTCTAAAACAAAAGCATTAGTAAATACCAAAAGTTTATACAAACGCGTTCTTTCAGCATTCACCCTCGATCAATTGCTCAATTCAACCACATATAATGAGATAATTGATTTTTGTGGCAATAATCCCGCTCGTCTTGAATTTATTCATTCGCTGCTTGAAACTTTTGATAAAGGTGATGAAACCTTTCGAACCGCAGCATCTTCATTAGTGAAACGTTCCAAAACATCGATGAAAATGACCAAAGAATTATTAGAACAAGGATATAAGATTCATATGGGAAGTTCCATGAATCGGTTGGTATATGACATTATTCTGATTAATCCGCATAATATTTTCGATGAATTTGAACGCGTATTTGTGAATGAAACTCGCGGTAATAAAGAATACGCTAGACAAAGCATTAATTATTATTTGAAAACCCATCCAGGCTTAAAATTATTCAATGATTTGTTTGATGAAAAATATGAACAAATTAAATGGGACGAAAAATGGTCAAAAAGCAGTTCATTTCGCAAAGAAATTTATGAAAAAATTGTACAATGGGTTGAACGAAGAACACAAACTACTTCATCAAAGCCTGAGGTAGCATCTCGTGCCGCTATCGCAAGATATACACACACACTTCGATTATTATCAAATTACATCAATAATCATCTCAATCCACCAACAAAGGGAGTTGATTGTTTACAATGGTTCTTTTCAATTGCTAAGATTGAACAATTAAATAAAGCTTTGATACACATAGTTGAAAATGACATCACAGTAAAAAATGAATTGGTTAAATCTGAAAATTCACCTCATTCTGGAACTGAATTTGTTTACGCTTTTTCAAGTCTCACGAAACATATACTCGTTAAATATTTCACAAATAAACAGGATGCTCTTAGATTAAATGTTAATTATATTCTTTATTCAAGTTCCGATAAACGCGAACAAGCATCACATACAGAACGAAGGCATTTTTTGCCATCAGAGATTATGAAAATTGAAGAATATATAATGAAAAATCAGAATTCAATGTGGAAATTGGCCTTTATAATTTTAAAAGAGGTGGGTCTTCGCATATACGCATTGACATCTTTGAAAATAGGTCATTTTATAAATCCTAACGGTTGTATCGTTGATTCAGTGACAGTTTTGGAGAAACAACGTAAACGAAGGACGTTCATCGTAAGTGAAATGATGAAAAAGATGTTGAATGAATATTTTGAAGAATTTCCCATCTCAAAAACTGACAGAGAACGTTTTGTATTCAGGGCACAAGAAGGATACGGTAAACGATCTGAAAGATATACGCCTTATAATATAAGTCATTTAATCAAACAATTTTGTAACAATGCTGGTGTTGTTGGAAATTTCGTACACGTTCACGCTTTTAGGCACACGCTTGTGAATTCGTTGATGTCTCATGGAAATAAGATTGAGAATGTTAGTAAATACATAGGTCACTCAAGTGTTGCAACGACTGAACGATATTATTGGACAGATAATGTTAGCAATATCATTGGAAAAATGAACGTACCATGGCTTAAAGCAACTGATAAGAAATTTGCAATGCCTGTAGATTTGGATGATGAAAGTGACGATGAAATAGATGAATTTGAAGAATATAATGATGCTGTGTCAATTTCTGATGTTAGCGCGCCCGGAGCTTTTAGTGCGGCTGGAAAGTGTGCTCAATGTGATGTTCTTTTTCATGTTCTGTTGACATATCATAGTGAACTCACTGATGCTCAAAAATTAAATATAAAATCTAAAATTCCGAACGTAGAACAAATATTTGACACTTTTTGTGCGGAAAGTCTTTGTTCTCAATCAATGGGAGCTTCGCTCCCTGCCGAGCGTTGCTCGGTGGCATCAAATGATAAATCAATTCGTGATTTTGACGATTAATTAATTTTCATTTCATTGTTGGTTTATGAAGTGGAATCAGTGGAATCAGTGGAATCAGTAAAAAGTCGTAAATTACGAAAAAAAAAGTAAATCCATTTATTATTTTTTTCGTAATTTACGACTTTTTACTGATTCCACTGATTCCACTGATTCCGCAACCATATCTTAACTTGCATTTAAAAATCAATGCTTCCAACTTCATCTACCGAGTCGGTTTTTATTTTATAATTCAATACAACATTTCTTTTACATTTTTTTATTCTTGTTTCTCTATATTGATGTTGCTCTTTAACTGTAATTCCCTTATTTGTAAATAATGCTTTTGACATGCTTATGAAATCTCTATCAGATAAACCACGTGAACCATTCAGTTTTTTATATATATCTTTCAAATCATTTAGTGAAACAAAATCGTCATCTCCGCCTTTTTCAATGTTTTCAAATATCCAATCTGCTAATTCATTATTTCCTGAAATTATCTCTTCTTTCCATTCCGTCATACTTGCTGGTATCTTCATTTTTGTCAATCCTTCCAATGTGCTGTATGTTTTGAAATAATCCAACAGCGAAGAACACCATTTCTCAAAATGTTTTTTTGAGTTAACCGTTTCATCAATCTTATATGTGTAAGTTAGATCATTATCTTTTTCACAATCCATGAATTTACTTCTCATTGGTCCAACAATTATTCGATTCATAAATGCATTATCAGTTGAATCAAATTTTGGGCAATCACCTTCATTGAATACCATTATAATACCTGCTTGCCAAGTAAATTTAAATTGATCCGCTTTTCCAATTCTTCTTCCTTCGACTTCATATTCACCTCCTGTCAAATTTTTGATAAGTCCCTCATCCAACTTCATATTTTTTTTAAGTTCATCTGCTAACATCACTCTTTTTCCTTTTAACGGCTCAAGACCAGCATCATGAGAATCTTTATCTTTGTCAAAAGCGCCTCTACAAATAAATTTAGTACTTCCTTTCAAATAATCTCCAAAAAATGTCCTCAACATAGTTAAAAGAGTACTCTTGCCATTGTTTCCGTTCCGTTTATCTGTTAAAATTAAAAATTTTTTATCTAATCGATGTCCATGAAGAAGACTTGATATAAAAGTGACAACAATCATTCGTTCTTCTTCAATTGGAAATAATTTCCTGAAAAATTCTTTTACATCATTCATAAATTTATCTGAATCTTCACTTGAATATTTCCATCCACAATTTGTCAATGCAAAATCTTGAGGCAGTGCAGGCCTCAATTTCTTGTATTCAAAGTCGAATACTCCTTGTTGTGTTGCAAATATTTCAAGATTCTCGTCAATTTTATTTTCAAAGTCGTCGTCTATAATTTCTTTAACAAACATCTTTCTCAAACTTTGAATGTTTGAATGTGTTTCAATATATCTAAGTTCTAATTCTGTCAAACCTCCAACATGTTTTTTTATTCTTGAGGCAATCATTTTTTCTACTTTTCCATTGTGTTCTTTTCGCCACAACCCATTAATAGAACTACAAACAAAGAGACCGTCAAAAGATCCTAATTTTGAATTATCAGAAAATTTGAATGAATCTACAATTCCGGGATGTGCTTCAAGAAGATCTTGAATAAATTGTTCTTCAGATCTTGAATGTTTCTCAGATGATCCAAAATTAAAATTTGCAACTTGACAGTTTACGGTCATATTATATCTTTTTTCCAAAAGTTGTAAACATCCTGATTTTAAACCATCATTTAACATGACATCGACAGCTTGTTTGTTTTTCTGCATGTTGCCAATTTGTTTATCGTTTGAATGTTTTGTAAAATAACATTTTTTTCTATCCCATGGATATTTGCATCTAATTCTGTGTTCTCCGCTTTTATCACTTTTATGTACAAAATCAAGAGTGTTAAGATCTTTCAATATACATTTTGAAATATCGCCAAACCCAGAATGAATAGCAGATAAATCACATTCAATATCAATTGAATGTTGTAAGTACCCTTGAGGATTGTTATCAAATGTCGTAACTAAATTATTTTGAAATACTTCTACATTCTTTTCTGAACCATCTTTGAAAAGAAGAGAAAATATTCTTTTATCTCCTTTCTCAGATGAGTCAATTATACGATCAACATGTTCGAGGGCTTCGAATGTTTTGAAATCTTTAATAAGAATTTCTGTTTTCATTGCTGGCGGGTCGGTCCGAATATTATTTAAATTAAATTTCTCTTTCTTTGTTGTTGAATGATGTACGAGAGATCCATATGTGATTTTTCCTTTATTTTGATTATATATTGTCTCTACATCTTCTTGTCCAATATACTTGTGTGATTTCTGTGAAAATTGATCTGCAATATCTATAGCATCGTAGATGTGCTGTTTCGGCGATAGCCCAAATAATTTTAATCCACTCATCACGATCATCGGCATATATATCAGGTATCCCTTCAACTGTGTCTTTTAATTGATTCTTTGTAATTCTTAACTTATCGTTATTTTCATATTTTTCTTCGTTTCTTGTGTTGTCTGTTTTTGGTATGATTTCTGTTTTTGGTTCTTGAGAGGCTGAATTAAATAAATCAATCAAAAAATATGGTAATGTTGGAGGTTCAAAATATTGACTATTCTTTATAAATCTATATCCCGTCGAACCTGGACCAACAACAAATTTATTATCTGATAATATATCAATTTTGACTTTCTTTCCAGAATGTCCAAATACATCCCCATCAAGTTTTTGAATTCCAGATGACAAATCTGAATTATATTTAAAATAAAGATGCAATCCACCACTTTGTGTTTGAACAATTGGAATAGACATTGTTTTAAGAATGGTAAACATTTCACAAAGAATGTTCCAAGCTTCAACACCGCAAAGATATTTTTTATTTGATTCTTTTGGTTTTAAAAGATCACAGTCGATAATTATTATATCGTTTATTTTTCCACAAAGTACTCCAAAATTATATCCTTCTTTCATTGGGACGCTTTTCGTTAAAGCGTTCCATTTTGTTGTACATGGGCGTTTTCCATTACAAGGGAACGTTATGCACTTTTTAATGTACTCTTCCATTTTTATTACGTTAAGAAAAAATTTATTAAAAAAATTATTTATTTAAAAAAATATTTTTCTTATAAAAATGGAAACATTAGTATCATCGTGTAAAGAAGCGCGAATAGTAAGAAACGATCGAATAAAAAAATTATTAGATGAAGGATATTCATGTGAGGATATAAAAAAAACAACTGGAACATCCGCTGTCACTGTTTGGAAAATAAAAAAAGAATACGGATCAATTCAAATTAAGATATTAAAATTAGAAAATACCAAAGCATGTCTTTATTACATTGGAGCAAAACCTGAATTTTTAGAATGTAAGTGGTATGATGTGAATGAATTAAGCTGTTCAATAATGCCATATTCAAAATGGTTGAAAATAAAGGATTGGTTAAATAAGAACACAGTATGGGTAAAAGGAGTGGTTCCAATTCCAAGAGAATTATCTGAAAATGAATTTGAATTATTATTGAAGAATATGTTAACCATGAATTGATTTGAAATTCAGATATTGGAGTGGATGAAGGAACAGTTGAATCAGTTGAATCAATTATTTCTTACGAAAAAAATTATTCTCAGTCATAAAAAATGACAACTTTTATTAGAAATGAAACAAAAGATGTGTTGGACAATTATAAATCATATACACCTGAATCATTATTTGCTTATTTAATGTCATATGAGTACGATAATGATTGTCAATATATATTCAATAATCTACCTCAAGATCTTCAAAATGAAATTGATGCATTAGCTGGAGAACAGAGAAAAGAAGTGCAAAAACAAATTGTAGAACGAGATAAACAAATTGCTGAAGTACAGCAATTCAATAAACAACTTGATGATGATATTTATCAATTAGAACATCAATTGGAAATGACAAGAGAGATAAATAATCAATTAGGAATTTAACTACAAGTATCGTTTATTATTTATATCATTGAATGATTGAATGATATAAATTGAAAAACAAATTAGGTAAAGCCCGGCCGCTGAAAGCGCTAATTAGATCTCATTGTACACCGTTGGCATACAGCTCTATTTGCTGCTTGAGTTAATCTATTGTTTTCACTTTCAAGTTTACCAATTTTTGCAACATTTCTTCTATTCTCGGCATCTATAGCTTTAATAGTATCTTCTTTTGAAATAATTTTTCGATTCGCTTCGTTTAATTCTCGTTGTAATTGATCATTACGTTGTTTCAATTGATTAATTTCTTGTTGTAATTGCTGAATGTTTGACATATCTTTTTATATTGTAGTTCAAAGTCTTAAGTGGTTTATTCTGGCAGTGAAGGCAAAATTAATTTTGTAGAAAATTCTTTTGAAATTAATCTTAATGCTTTTCTTTTTTCAGATTGCTTCATTTTCCGTTGCAACGATGAAGACGATTTGGGCTTTTCCGAAGGCGTCGCCATAAACGAAGGCAGTGGTTCTACTGACGCTTCTTTTGTTAACCAAGGTATATTGCATCTTTTACTCGCTTCAGCTGCCGTTTCTTTCAAATAAAACTTTTCAGTTGTTTTACTTGATGAATGCCCCATCATTTTACCGACCAATCCAGGATCGTTTCCAGCTTCCAATAAAATATGAGCAAACGAATGACGAATTGCATGAGCATGGACATGAGTGCCTGAAACTCCCGCTTTTTCAGCAATGTCCTTAATTATTTTACTTATCCTACTCGTACTCAAAGGCCCTTGTTTTTGTCCTGGAAAGAGGTAATCTGATAAAACATTTCGTTCTTCCGTAATCCATTTGTGAAGAATAGTCTTCAACCTCTCACAAATTACGAACGTAAACCATTTTCTACCCTTTTCGAGTGTTCGACCTTCATTCAAGACAATTATATCATTTCCAATTTGAGTCGCCACGTTTTTTAGTAACAAACCTGATACTCCACCAACTCTTAATCCTGTTGTTGCCATTAATAAAAATATTGTAAGGTCTCTAGTGTTGGCCTCCGGCCCGGAGCTTTCAGCTCTTTGTTGTGCTACTTCGAACATTAACTCTAATTCTGAATTTGAAATACGATGTGCATCGTGTTCAGTTTCCAGTATTGAATTCTCTTTTGGTGTTGATTTTTGCCATTCCGTAATATCGGCATAAGTTATATTTTCAGACTTGTAGAAATTTTTAATTACAACTGCTGCAAAGCGTTGTTTTGTTTTCATTGACATTTTCAGATCTATGGCATCAATTGCGGTTTTAACTGTATCAAGTTGAATTCGAGAAGCTTTTTCCTGATCGAATTGATACAAATCAATATCTAATTTTTTGCTTAGTTTGATAGCAAATTGAATAATTTGCTGTACAGATGATTGCGATTTATTCCTGGTTTCTTTTTTACATATTTCAATCCATGATAGTAGAAGTCGTTTAACTGGATGGTTTGTTTCAAATTTTTTATACATTCCTGGTAAACAATATTCATCAGATTTTCTATCAATTCCTTTACTTTTGACTGTCGTGAGTTTATTGATGAAATTGGGTGAGATTGTTGTTTGTTTCAATATCTTTTTCAAATTCGATATTGCACAAGCAGTTGTTTTTGTGGACCATTCATTCAAATCAGCGACTTTTGTAAAATTAATTGAAACAGATACAGCTTCGGATAATGCATTTTTTTCGACTGCTGCCACTAAAAGTCCAAATTTACACGAACCGTATGTTACGTATAAAATATCTTTTAAAAAATCGAAAGCTTGTTTCCAAACACCGTGTGATAAATTTAGAAGTTCAGGTGTGTAAACGCGTTTCATTATTTTGAAGTCTTCGTGTTCTTCAATGTAATCGGGTTCTTGAATTGCCGCGCAAAGCGCGGCCGGCACCTTAGGTGCTAAATTTTGATTTTTTTCCATAATTCTTCTTTTTATTATAAAAATATTATTTTTTACAAATAAAATGAAAATAATATTCAAAATTGATGAAGAAAATCAAAACATGATTAATGAGGGTGCAAGCACGTCAAAAATTAGTTTGAATGACATCTGTTATGAACAGATAAAAGATAATTTTTATTACGGTAAATTTGCAGAATTTAGGCTTGTAATTGACAAAAATACAGGATGTTTCAATGCCACAAAACTATGTCAACTTAGTCCTAAAAAACGATTTGCGGATTGGACTAAATTATCAAGATCACAAGAATTATTGGACTATTACAACAAAAAAAGCTTCAGGCTGGATAATTCTCCAGCCTGGAATTATGAAATCAAAGGTAATAATAGAACATGTGATTCAAAAATCACGGGTCAATACGTTCAAAAAGAATTAATTCTCGATATTGCTTCTTGGATTTCAATTGAATTTTACGATAAATGCAGCAAAATAGTCAATTACTTCTTCATTGAACTTTATAAAAAAGATCTTGAATTGAAAGAACAACAATTAAAAACGGCACAACATCAAATTGAAAAAGAACGCGAAGAAAATGATAGGATAAAAGAACAGTTACAAGAAGCCGAAGAACGCGCTCTCAATTTTCAACAATTAGCCATTTCTGATATTCATCTTGAACAGAATCAAGTTATTTATATAGCAACATCTCCCAATTACGCTAAACAAAACAGATTCAAAGTTGGTGGTGTAAAAGCTAGAAGGTGTCTCAAAGGTCGATTAGGCACCTATAACACTCGATCAGCCCAAGGTGACTTTTTCTACTATTCAGACATTTTCATGGTCATTGAGTACAGACAGGTTGAAGAACGCTTAAAATGTCTATTACGAAGATTCAAGGACAAACCACCCAAAGAAATGTACATTATGTACTATCCAGACATCAAGTACATTGTGAAATACATTTGTGACCATTTGGCTGAAGAGGTTGAAGAAGTTAATCGAAAATTAAGTGAGTTCATCTTCAATTACGTCAAAAGAGGACGTAATGCTATAGTGCCTAACGAGATTGAAGATTGGAAAAATGAAGAACAGGATGATGTAGAAAATGAGGAAGAGGATGATGCTGAAGCGATTGCGACAGATCTTGAAAATTTGAGAGTTGCTTTGATTGAACTTTTAAATAAATTACCGGCAACAACGACTGAGATAACGAAGAAAGAACTTTTTGATAAACTTAAAGTGAGAAAGGGTCGAACTGAAAAGTTAGATCAAGTGAAGCAAGTGATAGCAGAACAAAACGCCCTTTGGGCGTCGGGCGGCTTCGCCGCCAGACCATCGCTAATACTGAGAGAAAGAAAAGAACGTGTAGTAAAAAAAGAAATCAAGTATCCAAAATAAAATAATTTCAAATACAAAATTTACAACCTTTACGGGTTATAAATGCTTCACAATCGTGGTTAATTTCTTCAATTCTTCTTTTTATAAGAATACAATGCGTTTTTCAAAAATAATGTTTGCTTTTTATTCAAACATTCCGTTTTTTGTAAAACGAGTGATGGTGT